TGCAATCTCAGGAATAGATCATGTTGACAGTTCCGTCAGTTTAGCCACAATCCAAGGAGGTGGAGGTTACTAATATGAATACAAAAAAAGAAGCAAAGAAACGAGGTCGACCAGCAAAGGTTGTTGAAGAAATTGTGCAAGACATACAAGAATCGCCATTGAAAGCGTTGATTGTAGGCATCTGCAATAACCCGACATGGTTAAAAGCGCGGATCGACGGATTCAGCGTCAATGTAAAATGTCCCGCTCAAATATCAAAAGGCTTGCTAGGAAAGCAAGTTAATGTTATTCTCGTCAATTCCGAACCCGAGGATTACTACCAATATACAGCATGAATGACATTCAACAAATTGAAGATGAATCCCTTGTTTATTTAGACAAGAAGCCTGATATTGGTGCGTTATCCAATGCTTACGACACCTGCCTGATTGATCTGGATTACTACTTTGAATCCTGCCTACGCTCTTACAACGACCGTAGAAACATCTGGGATGGTAAGTCGGATGACCTACGCAAGAACGGAGCTAACGCTTTCCCGTGGCAAGGCGCATCTGACCAAGAGGTAAACGTAGTTGGCGAGCGCATCGACATGTATGTTGCGTTGTTTGACCAAGCGTTATCTCGCTCTCACATCAAAGCATTCCCAACGTCTATGGCAGCAATGCCAAAAGCAGCGGTGGTTTCTGGCTTCCTGAAATGGATGCGAGCATCCTACATTCCCGACTTCAAACGTCAAATGGAGCTTGGTGGGAACTATCTGATGGAGAAGGGCATCATGGTTACCTACGTTGGTTGGAATCGCGAGAAGCGCACTTACTTACAAAGCGTTAGCCTAGAGCAAATCCAACAAGCATCGCCTGATCTTGTGGAGTTAATTCTCAGTGAGCAAGATGACGAGATGTTGCTTGAGTTGATTCAAGACTCATTCCCTGACCTTTCTGCTAAGAGAGCGAAGAAAGCAATCAAAGACCTACGCAAGATGGGTGTTGCTGAAATCCCGCTATCACGCCAAACTGTTGACTGCCCAGTAGTATATGCTTGCGCTCCCGATGGCGAGGTAGTGTATCCATCTTATATCTCAGATCCACAACGCGCACCATACATGTTCTGGCGAACATTCCTCACGGCTCAAGAGCTTGAGAAGAAGGTGACAAACGAAGGATGGGATCGTAAATGGGTAGATAACGCTATCGAAACCCTTCGTGGTAAAGACTCCATGTATCTCGATGGCGAGAAAGTAAAGACTCAGACTCGCTTGCCAATCACCGATGACAACGATCTTGTCATGGTTGTCTATGCGTATCAGCGTCTAATCGACGAGGATGATGGTTCTGAGGGCATTTACTGCACTGTATTCCACCCACAAGCAGATGGCTATGCCAAGCATGAACTGCTTAACGGTTACGATGACTACCCATTTGTGGTAACTTGTCTCGCTAACAACCAAAAGCGGATGTATGAAGTTCAGACTTTCTCTGACATTCTCCGTGGTCCTCAGATGCAAATCAAGACCGAGCGTGACAGTCGTATCGACCGCGCATCGTTGGCAACACTTCCACCAATCATGCACCCTGCTGGTCGCCCACCATCGGACTGGGGTCCTGGACGCAGAGTGCCATATCGCCGACTAGGTGAAATTGCATTTGGTCCAATTCCTCCACGAGATGACGGCTCTGTAGAGAGTGAAATGTCAATGCGTGGACAAGCCGACCGTGCTGTTGGGTTAGATCTTACAAATCCTCTTTCTGCTGCTCTCCAGCAATTCTTTATTGGTAAGTTCCTTGACCATGTTAAAGACGTTCTCACAATGGCATGGAAGCTGTATCAGCGCATGGGTCCTGATGAAATCTTCTTCCAAGTTACAGGAAATCCCAATCCCCAAGTGATGACCAAGGGTAGTCCAGATGAGAACTACTCAATCATGGTATCGTTTGACTCCTTGGCAAGTGATCCAGAAACAGCAGAGACTCAATTGAAGAATATGGTGTCCCTTGTCCAACTAGATCGCAATGGCATCCTCGATGTAAACAAACTACTGGAGTTCGCAGCATCTTCTATCAATCCAATCTTTGCTGACTACGTCCTGCAACCAGTGGAGGAGGCACAACAGAAGATCGCGAAAAACGTCACCGATGACCTTTCCAAGATCTTCTCTGGCATTGAAGTTCCCGCACAACCAAACGGAGCGCAAATTGCCATGCAGATGGTTCAGGCTTACGTTCAGCAGCCCGATGTTGCAGCTAGAGCGCAGTCTGACGAGGCTTTCGCTGCTCGCTTGCAGAAGTATGCCAGTCAATATCAATTCCAGCTACAACAGGCGCAGAACGCTGAGATTGGACGTATCGGAACAGCACCCGCTGAAATGGGCGGCGTAACAACACAAGGAATGGAACAATGAAGAAGTTAATCAAACGTGCTGATGGTTCCTACTCTCAACGTGGGATGTGGGATAATATCCGCGATGCTAAAGGCTCAGGCAAAAAGCTAACAAAAGAGATGCTTAAGCAAGAGCGTAAAATTAAACGTAAATCGAAGTAATGGAAAAACGGTTCAAGAAAGTAATCACGAACCCAGCTACTGGTCGTAAGAAGACCATTAAGTATGGGCAAGCAGGTAAAGCTGCTGACGGTGGGGATCGTATTCGCCCTGGCACATCCAAAGGTGATGCCTACTGTGCAAGATCCAACGCAATCAAAGGTGACTGGCGTAGTGATAAGAACTCACCGAACAGCTTGTCTCGTAAAAAATGGCGTTGCAGGGGAAGTAAATCAATGAAATAACTCTATGAAAAAAACTAAATCATGTGGCTGTAACCACGAAAAGATGGAACGTAAAGGCAAAGGTAAAGGTTACGTTGAAATTGAAATCAAGATGGGTAAGATGCCTAAGAAGAAAGCAAGAAAATAATAAAGCAATACTATGCCATACCCAATAACAGGTTTGCCGTTAATATTAAAGAAGGATTATGGCAAGCGTCCAGATGGATCTAAGAAAAACACAGGATTTCTTGGAGAAATAAAACTTCCAGATGGAGGAGTTGCTACAGAATATTCTACGCAAAGTAAAGCTGTGCAAGTTAATGGAAAGCAAATTGACTTCCCAACACTTGTTCCAACACTGAGCAAGGATGAAATTACGTTAATGCAAAATGATATTATTCCAAACAAGAAGCCAATTCCAGAAGCTATTATGCAGAAAGCAATTCAACACGCCAAACTTAGATTAGATAAAAAACTTAGCCCATTCAAATGACACCACTACCTAAGCCAACTATTGTCCAAGCTGTTGAAGCTCTATCTGACCGCGATGAGTTCAAAGCAATCATCCAATTCATCCGAGATGAGCGCGAGCGTTTTTTTGGTGACCTGCGCCAGTGCGTAGAGCCGAACGAAGTTATGAAGATCGTCGGCAGTGTTGCTACGCTGGACGAGCTTTTGACTCTATTGAAAAAAGAAGATTGACATTCGTCGCTATTCTGCTTTTATTTTCTCGCTGTGTGTTTTCAGCGTTCTGTGTTCCAAGAACCCGTAGGGAAATTTAATCTCTACGGGTTTCTTGTCTCTGTGGATCACTCGTATAAAACAACTGTTTTCAGTCCGTAGTATTGCGCATTCACATAGCTAGGATCAAGCGGGTGAGCAGCATTATGAGCTAGTTTTTTGTCACGATACTCGTAAGCGTTGATTGCTTCCACAACGTAGTCGTTGCCGATCTCTAGCTCTTTTTGCTGCCATTCCTCGCAACGCTCCAACATTACTTGCGCTATGGATTCGTCACTGTATGCCGCTGCTGGTTCTTCGTCTGCAAATAGGATCGTAATTTTTCGGTAGGTTTTCATTTTGTTTCGGTGGTTAGTTTCTTCGATACAGCAATCGCTCTGGTAAGCCGTGGATGCATCATGCTCGCGCCTTCGTGTCTGCCGATCTCGTCGGTCAAGTTCCGCAGTGCGGTCATCGCCTCATTTAGCTCTCGCTCTAGTTGCTTGCTTTTAGCTTCATGTTCCATCGACTCAAAATGTCGTGCATTGGATGAACTTATCGCCGCCGTTAAACTCGCATTTAGATTATTGCGCTCTGATGTCACCTCGTTTAGCTCTCGCTCTAGTTGGCGTGCGAGATTCGCCATTCGTAACGCTTTTGTGTCCCAGTTGCCGTCATGACTAAGCGCATTATCCGTCCTTGGTGTGTGTGATTCTGTTTTCATTGTTCGGTTGGTTTGTAGTTGGCGTGGTCGAAAAGTTTTTGCCAGTCGTCGCGGTTGTATTGCGCTTCGTTGTATGCCTCGCGTAAAATCATTTTTTGCGTGCTTGGTGTTATGCGATCCCAATTCGCGATTAGGCAACGGACGATTGCGAACGTGCCGCCCGTGTTTCTGTTGTGCGTGTATCGCGCTGCAAATACTAGCGCGGTATCTTCCAGTGGTGTGTATGGTTCTTTCATAATTATTTCTTGGTTGATCTAGACCAAATAAAAAGGACTAGCACAAGGAGGTCGAAATACCTGTGCTAGCCCTTAACTCCAAACCATGATTAATGGAGCAAAATTTACAACGATGAATTCGACCTCTCGTCGCCGCGAATTTACACAGCACTTTTCAGAACG